TTACGCAACCTTCCGAACTTCAAACTGGTAAACCGTATAGGTGCCAGCGCCAGAGCCGTTGGTTTCAACCTCCGCACGGAGGAAGATCGAGGCATTGCCACTGCCGCCATAGGCACGGATCGCAACCCGAGGGGTCTTGAGGTAGTAGATCTTGCTGCCGGGGATGGCGAGCTGGAGATCGTCCGTCGTGCCATAGGAGCAGTAGTGGCTGATCGACGTCACGCCGTCACTTTCGGAAAGCCGGAGCTGGATGTTTTTGATGCCGGTCACGCCGGCAAGGTTGATCATGGCCCGCCCTTCGATGATGTCGCCCGGCTGGAGCTGGGTTGCACCCCAGGCACCAGTTGCGACCCAGTCGTCGTAGAGGTAATGGACGGTCGTAGCTGCCAGGGCGCAGGTCGGATTGCTCCGGACTTGGCCGTTGGCGAGCGTGCGATTGACCTTGGACCAGACACCGCCGCTGGTCGTCATGCCCGTCGGGGCCGTGACACCGCCCTGCAAGAGGGGGTTGGCGTTGTTGAAGGCCACGCCGTGCGGGTTGTTCGTGCGGTCGAAGACGTCGGATTGCTGCGTGGCGAAGGTCAGTGCGGGGACCACGCCAGAGTTGCGGTAGATAGCGGCCTTGACTGCGCCGGCGAAGTTCGCGCCCTTTCCGTTCGGATGGAGGTTGACCGTGCCGCTGTCGTACATCATAGACGTCAGGGCGTTGCCGAAGGCGGCGGCGTTGTCGGCGTAGGTTGCCCCGACGTCGAGGTATTCGCAGCGACCGGCAATCGACTGCTCGTAGAGCCACTGGTTGAGCTCGGCATTCTGCCGCTTCGCGTTCGTCATCGCTCCGTCGATGCCGCGTGGGCGGATGCTGGTGATGACCGGGGTGATGCCAACGGCGAGCAGGGCGTCGAAGAGCGTCGTGTAGTAGTCCTTGATCGTGGCGAGGGCCGTACCGGCGTTCGTGTCGTTCGTGCCTGCGGAGAGGAAGCACTTCACATAGCGCTTCGTTGCGTTCGCGGTGAGGATTGCGGGGAGCTGGGTTGCGATGATCGCGTCGAGGGTCGAGCCGAAAACGGCGAAGTTGTCGGCGGGCTCGAACTGCCAGGGCCAGCCTAGCTCCATCATCGCCCAGATGTCCTCCCCACGGCCGTTGTAGTTGTAGCTGCCGCCGGTGACCGTGGTCGACTGCTGGGCGATGGAATCGCCGGCGAGGCAGACATTCGCGATCTGGAGCAGGGACGCCGACAGGCCGCCGGTCGAAGGGGAAACGGACGGGATTTGGCTTCCGGTCGCGTTGGCGATCAACTGCCCGCTCCGGTTGTACCAGAAGCCGTTGTGGAAGATGTCGTCGGGAGGGGTGCCGATGGTCATGATTGTTCCTTGGTAGACAGTCGACGGCCGTTTCGGGGCAGTTAACCTTATTCCCCCCGCTCCGCGGCTAGGCGCTTTCTCCGCACCTTATCGACCAACTCGTTGATTGTCATTTGACTGGGGAGTTTGGGCAAGCCGGAAGGGATGGGAGCGGGCGCGCCGCGGAGCCAGGGGCGGGACATGCAGGCGTAGCGGGTTTCATCGCCCGAGTGGTCTTCCCCGTCGGAGTCGAGGTCCTCGGGGTTGCCTTCGTCATGCTGGAGGACGGGGATGGTGCGGATGCTGTCCTCGCAGCGGTCGAGGAAGTATAAAAGGGGGATGGAGCGGCCGTATTGGTCGACCTGATCCCCGCGCAGGCGCCCACGCATTTCCGTCCAGCCTGCAATCCGCTTGTTATCCGCTCGGCGCCAGTTGACACCCCGGATAATCATGCTTTCCGCGATGCTCGGGCCTCCGTCCTGGATGAAAATCGCGGGGTCGGCCACGCCGTAGTCGACACGTAGGCCCATATCACGCTCGCGGTTCTTAATCCCATCGGCGACAGCCTCCGCAGTCATCTTGAGGCCCTTGTTCGGTCCGCTTGCGCCGTACCATTCGGCGAACTTGACCAGGGCATCGCGAGGAAGCCCCCAAGTTCCATCCGAGACAGCATACCATCCGCAGCTAAATGGCTTCGCCGAGCCCCAGTCGAATGCACGGAAGCGAGTTGCGTAGCGGGGGATCTTCGGAAGCCAGATTTCCGTCGGGAGGACGTGAAGGCCGGGGTCCCACTCGCTGAAAAACGCGCCGTCGATGATCGACCAGTCGCCTTCCAGCCACGCCCGGACGAGGGCCTCGCTGCCGGATTGCCGAAGCCGAAGCACATAGGTCGGGTCGTTGCTCAGCAGGAGTTTGTTGTCCTTGAGCTTGCTCGGGATGAACACCCGCTCGAGCTTGACCGTGCGCTTGGCCCCATTGACCTCGATCTCCGTCTCTTCCGCGACAACCGCATACCCCCGCGGGTCGGGGTCGATATACCTCGCCTTTACCCAATTATGGCCCGGACCGCCCGGATTACCAGTGAGCCGCATACCCACAGGTACGCCAGCAGCACTGCGGAGCGTAGCACGAAGCTTGTCAATCGGCGCCGGAGACGGGAAGTTAGTGACCTCCTCGACATAGAGACGAGTGTAATTGTGTCCCTGATATTCCTCGGCATCGCTGTCCCTTTCGAGGTAGACGAACTTCAGCCGCCCTCCGCCGGGCATGGTCCAGGTTTTCTGCTGCTCGTTGTACTTCGCCCCGAGCTTGGGGAAGATCTGCTTCGTCCGGGCGATGACTTCGGCGAGCTGGGTGAGCTTGCGCCGGACGAAGATGCCGATGGCGGCCTCGCCGTAGAGAGAGCTGTGGCTCAGCCAGTCGCCGATCGACGATTCCGTCTTCCCGCCGCCTCGAGCCCCGCCGAAAAAGACCTCGAACACGGGGCATTCGATCAGCGCCGTTTGCGGGCCGGGCTGCGGGCTCCAGACAACAACGGGGCCGCTCTGGGCCCCGCTTGCTTGCACAAGTGCGGTCATCTGGTTAGAAAGGCTTCGAGTAGACGATCGACCGCGGGGTGATGATCAGGACCGCCGCGCCCGTGCCGGCGGCAACCCCGGCGACCGTCACGGCGAAATCCTGCAGCGAGCATGTCCCGTGGCCCTGGCTGTCGTAAATCTCCTTCCCCGCGGCGATAGCCGTTCCGAAGAGCATCGCCTTTTTCGGGTCCTTGAAGACCAGCTGCCCGCCGAAGCCCATGGCCAGGCCGACGGCCAGGTGCTTTTTCTTGTCCGGCCCGGTCCAGCTGTCGTTCGTGATGCACTTTGCCTGGGCGAGCAGGGGCAGCAGGCATGCCAGCGCCACGACAATCACCCCGAGGGCGAGCTTGATCTGCGTTTTCGTCGGTCGGATCATGGGGAAACTCCCTTTTGAGAAGGAAAAACGGGGTGATGATCAGGACCCCGCGCCCGCCCAGCCGCTTACGCGGCCTTTTCCTCGGTATCCGTGACCTGATCCGGAGCGAGCAACGGCACCGGATTGTGCTTCGCTGACCAGCTCTCCACGCTCGCGGCCTTGTCCGGCAGCGCCACGACGAAGTTCTGCTGGATTTGCACGTTTTCCTTCCTCGCGCCGTAGCCAAGGGCCTTCGTGCTCAGCTCCAGCGCCTTGTACGCCAGATCCGGGGATTTGGTCTGGTCCAGCTTCTCCGCGATGATGTCAATCGATTGATCGGCCAGGCCCTTGAGCTTGTCCTCGAACGACAGGACGATCGCGGGGTCGATGATTTCCGACTTTTTCTGGGCCAAACGGGCCTGAAAGGCATCGGAATTGACGATTCGGGACATCCAGCTCTGGGTGTAGCCCAGCATCCGGGCGATTTCACCCTGGGTCAGATGTGGGTTCCCGATCATCAGATCAATCGCCGCATCATGATCCCACTTCACCCGATCGATCGCGTTCGCGGCACTCGCCGTGCCTTGCAGCGGGCTGGTCATAGCCGTGCTCCTTTGAGAAATTGGCAAAATGGTACTCGACTGGGCCGCCGGGGTCAAGGGGTAGGTCCGGGGGAAACTTATAAGCAAAACCCCCGCCATTATCCCCCGATAATCGTCTGGGTTTATCCCCCTACCTTTTTTGGAAATTTTTTGATGGAACCTGGGGAGAGGGGAAAGTGGGGAAGGTGCGGGGAGCTGTGGCCACGCCTAAACACCCCAATCGCTGGTCCCCACCAGCCGGAAACCCACCCCCGGGTGGCTGCCTTCGGGCTAGAATGTAAAAAATTGTAACGGTTGGTTGACCTCAGCGCCGGACGAGCTATAGTTCAACCCATCGAACGCAGCGGCCCGATGCGAACGGTGGAGATCAACCCCGGGCAATGGAGACTGATATTATGGTTACCTCGATGCGCAAGCGCCCGACCTCGGCCCTCAATGTCGAGACGACGGTAGCGGGGGATTTGCATATCCGGTTCGCGAACGGCCGGGAGATTGCCTTTGGGACGAGCATGCTGAGTCAAGAGATCATCGGGCTCGCGACGTTGCACGGGCTCAAACAAAAGCTCGTCGACGCGGCGGCGATCTCGCGGGACCCGGAGACGGGCCGGCCGGCAACGGTGGAGGACAAGTACCTCGCGGTCAAGGCCGTGGCGGATCGCCTGCTCGCGGGGCAGTGGAATGCCAATCGCGGGGAGGGTGGAGGTGCCGGGTCGGGCGGGCTGCTCTACCGCGCGCTCGTGCGGATGTATCCGGGCAAGACCTCGGAGGAGGTCCGGAGCTATCTCGACGGGCTGGGGAAGGAAAAGCAAGCCGCACTCCGGGGCAACCCGCGCGTGGCCGCGATCATCGCGGAGATCAAGGCGGAGGATGAGGCGAAGAAGCCCGAGACGAAGGCGATCGACTCGGATGATCTGCTCGCCGGGCTGGAGGGTTGAGAGATGCTCTACGTCTACACGGAATCGGACATGACGACTGGCGAGCACTCGCTTTGCCTCGGAACGGAGGAGCTGGATGATAACGCCTTCGTGATCGAGGCAAGTACCGACCTCGCCTACATCAACGCCCGGGCGGAAGGGCTCGCCAATACGCTACGCGAGGGCGGAGCGGAGGTTAAGCTGCACTAGCGCGGGCGAGCCCACACGGACAACCCCTTGGAGTAATCCCGGGGGTTTTTCTTCGTCTCGG